ACACGCAGGCACAGATCGGTGGGGCCAAGGACGAGGAGTCCTTGCGCAAGGTGCGCCGGTCAAGCATTTCGTGGCTCGGCAAGACGCAGGACACGGCGTGGGTTTTTGAGAAGCTCGCGCACGTTGCGTCGTCCTTGAACGCGCAACACTTCCGCTTTGATCTGACCGGCTTTGGTGAGCAATTGCAGCTAACGAACTACGACGGCTCGGACGCCGGAACCTACGGCTGGCACCAAGACTACAACGCGAAGATCAGCCGAAAACTGAGTCTGGTGGTGCAGCTTACCGATCCGAGCGAATACGATGGTGGCAATCTACAGGTGATGACGGGCGGCGAGTCGATGAACGTGCGCAAGCAGCGCGGCCTGATTGCGGCTTTCCCGTCCTACGTTCTCCACCAAGTTACGCCGGTAACGAGCGGCAGTCGTCAGTCCCTTGTTTCTTGGGTCAGCGGACCCGCATTCCGATGAGAGCCGAATTCAAAGACTTCATTGGCAGTTTCCACGACCTCTATCCTGAGGGCTACTGCAAGCATCTCATCAGCGAGTTTGAGCGTCTCGTCAACTCTGGTGCGGGCAGCAACCGCCAGCAGAGCGAAGGAGCGGCCAAGCACCGCAAGAATGATATGCAGCTTGGCCTGAACTTCGGCGTTCACAGCGTCGCAGCGTTTGAGGGCAAGAACGCGACCGACCTTTTCTTCGCTGGTCTTCAGAAGTGCTACGATACCTACGCCGAGCAGTACTCGATCCTGAAGAACGACAAGATCACCGGCACGGCGATGAAGATGCAGCGTACCGACCCGGGTGGCGGTTATCACATCTGGCACGGCGAACAAGGCAACGGAGCGCAATCGGCACGTGTGCTGGCATATATGGTCTACCTGAACACGCTTGAACCGGAGGAAGCAGGCGAGACCGAGTTCTTGTATCAGCAATGCCGGATCAAGCCACAGGAGAATTTAATGCTGATCTGGCCTGCTGCGTTCACGCACGCGCATCGCGGCAACACGGTCTTTGGTCAGCGTAGCAAGTACATCGTCACCGGTTGGTTCTACTACGAATAAAAGCCATGCCTGCTGGAACACCTAAAGTAAATTTGTTCGGAGGTAAGGCACTCGTGCCGGGAGGTTCTACGACCTACAACACAAGCGGGACTTTTACTGCTCCGGTTGGCGTGAGCAAAGTGACCGTTGTTGGTCGTGGAGGAACCGGAAACAGTGGAAATTCCGGACTTTCTGGTAATGCTGGAACTGGCGGCGCCGGTGGCGACGGAGGAAAGGGAGTAGTTTATGTTTTTAATTGTTGCTTTGGTCTATATTTTATAAGTTCCTGCAAAAACGGTGGTTATGGCGGAGTAGGTGGCGCGACAAACCCAAATGCTGGACCGACGGGAAATACTGGATCAGCAGGCACATCGGGAAATGTGCTAAACGCTTCTGGGTTCAATTATAACTTTGCAGGAGGATCCGCAGGAACAGGTGGCAATGGGGGCACCGGAGGCGCTGGTGGGAATAAAGGAGTTTCAGGAGGCCAAGGGAGTGTATTTTATGGCGGAAACATTCCTTGTCAGGCTTTTCCCGGAAACGGAGCCTCTGGCGGTACGCCTGGTGGCGGTAATTCACAAGGCTCAGGAGGTTCTAGCGGAACCGGAGGCGGAGGCGGTGCTGGAGACACCAACGCGGGAGGTGCTCCGACTGGTCCACTTGGTAAAAATGGAGGAGCAGGTGGCTCTACGGGAGGCGGACCCGGTGGAAATGGAGCTTGCACTTCTTTTCAAGGAATTCCCGGTTGTATGTCAACTCTTGGTAGAGCCGCAGGAGGAGGTGGGGGAGGTGGTAAATGTTGTTGTGGCAACGGAGCTGGTGGTGGTGGCGGAGGAAGGGGATCTGTTGGAAATCCCGGCAATGCCGGAAACGCGGGCGGCGCAGCGCCAGCCGCAACAACCTACAATTGCGTCCCAGTAACAGGTGGCTCTAGCTATCCAATTACTATTCAAGGCGGCGGTGGATACGTTAACGTCTCATGGAACCCGCAGTAAAAAAAGCCATTCAGAAAAAGATCGATGAGGCTACGCTTCGCACGCATCTGAACGGCGTCAGCGAAGGACTCAACCGCGCGCGCTCGATCACGGTCGGGACGTGCGGTGGTGGCACGATTGAGGTGGCAATGCGCCGTGCTGACGGCAGCAACACCTTTATCATCCTACAACCAGTCGAAGTGGTTGAGCTGATCCATCAGCTTTCCGCACAGGTCGGCTGTCACTTGCAGATGCTGCCGCGTCGTGACTTTGCAAGCTGGCGCGATTGGAAGTACACGCCAGAGGAACTAGCGCACTATCGCGGCGTTCAATCGCTTCCCGGTGTTGGACATCCGCCGCACCCTAACGATATGGCACCGCACCAGTCGAAAGGCCAAGTGCTGCCGCCTCCTGATCAACAACCCGGACTAGCCCTACCACCCCCAAAGGATTCCAATGAAACTGTGGCAACTCAAAAACCGCAAAGACGGCACCGCATTAAACGATCCGCAGCCGCTGCCTGAAAACTGGGGTCCGATTTTCGGGCTCTCTGGTTTTGCCGACCGGCTCAATGACCTGAGTTGGCTGGGCGAGCCGTACACGGACCTCGGCTGGTTCGAAGTGGGCGATGGCCCTGCGCTGCCAACCCCGTCCACGCCTGCCGAACTGGTGTGGGATCGAGCAAAGCGCCTCCTTGCCGAGTCTGATTGGTCTATGTTGCCTGACGTGCCGATGTCGTCTGGGGATAAAGCAGCGTGGATTGAGTACCGGCGCGTGCTGCGTGAGATTCGCCTGCAACCCAGCTTCCCTACGGATCCTGTCTGGCCTCAGAAGCCTGAGTGAACAAGTACGCCATACGCTTCAACAAGACCCGTGGCCTTCCCGGTCGCGGGTCGGTTGATCACGTGTGGCGGGTCTTCGAAAACGACAATCAGGAGTACGTCTGCAAACACTTAGACATCAACGTACCCGTTAAAAGCGAGAAAGACGCAAATGATGTCGATTATAACATTTGCTGCTACGGGTTCCTTGCGATAAACTGGAAAACGTCCACCGCACAAATCCGATCAACCCCACCGAATCATGAACGCCAAGAAACTCCCCTGCAACCAACCCCGTCGTGACGTACAGGGCGGCAAGAAGTCGGTTGTGCGTGCCTGCAAAGACGGACAAAGCAAGGTAGTGCGGTTTGGTGACGCCAACATGAGCATCAAGCTCAGCCAGCCGGAACGGAAGGCGTCCTACTGCGCACGATCAGGCGGCATCAAGGGCACCGGTGACAAGTTCTCGGCCAACTACTGGTCGCGCAAAGCTTGGAAGTGCTAAGTCATGAGCCTCATCTCGTTCCTCGCATCCGCTGCTGGTGGCACCCTGCTTGGTGGCTTCACCCAGCTACTGTCGATTGTTGCCGGTGAGGCAAAGGAGTGGTCCGCAGCCAAACGGCGCATCGCGGAACTCCAAGCCCTCAAGGAGCGGGACATTGCGATTGGCGAGCTTGAGGCATTCCGCAAGGCACAGGAGGGAGCCATCGGCAGCAGCTATCAGCCGCCCGCTAACGCATCCATGGCCATGCACTGGGTCTTCACCTGCGTTGAGGCGGTAACGCGGCTTGTGAGGCCCGCAATGGTGTTTGGCGCGTGTTGGTACATTTGGACGTTGCCACAGGACAAGCTGGGCGCACTACAGCCAGAGATCGTCAGCTTCTGCTTCGCGTGCGGCTACTTCTGGCTCGGCATCCGGTTCCAACGGCAAATTTACGGCACCAAATAAGTTGTCCTAACAACAACGGAAAGGTAACATGGACAACAACCACATGCACCTCACGGTCAAAGACCTAATCGCAGCCGCAGTACCAGCGGTTAGTTCCGCCGCCTTGGGCGTCATCAATCAGCTTGTCGGAATCATTGCCGGTCTGCTCGGCATTTTGTACCTGCTGTGGAAGTGGAACCGCGAGTCGAAGCAGTAGGCTTCTTCGCTTTGTCGTCCTTGTCTTTGCGCCACTCCCGGTAGTCGGAGAAGGCTTTGTCGCTGATGGTGAAGTAGCGACCCGTGTCGAGGCACTGCATGTGGTGTTTGCGCGTTCCGTAAGCCGACACAACGTGCTTCGATAGCACCACGTTTTTGCCACCGTTGAACGGTGAGGTCCACTTGTCCAAGCCCATCATGGCACCAACGTGACTATGGTGGGGCGATTGCGGGGCCAGCTTGTTGTAGACCTCTTGTAGCATCTGCACGTCGCGTTTGCAGTACACCAGCATCCGCTCAAGCGCCTCGCGGTCGTTATCCAGCGTGATGCGCTTCCACAGGTCGAACTCGGTCTTGATCTTGCCGCCAACGCCAAGGAACTTGCCAAGGTAGTCGAGACGGTTGCTGTTGAACAGAAACCTGCGCCGCGCCCACTGCAACGTGTCAATCGTCTTGTAGTTGGGGAACATCGGGATCCCGTGGAAGATGCAGCGGGTTCGAATCCACGGCAGGTCAAATCGGTCCCCGTTGTGCGCAACAAGCTCGTCAGCCATGTTCGCGATCTCCACGAACTCCTTGAGCATTGCCTTGTCGTTTTGCTTCCCGTCCCAAACCAAACCGTGGGCTTTCTTGTCATTCTCCCACTTGTAGCCGATGCAGATGATGGATCGCTCCCTGAGAACGTTGTCGTGGTCGATGTTGATCTTCCTGCCCACCCGCCAACTCAACACGATGTTTGGCGAGGTCTCTAAGTCGAAGAATAGTCGGTTCATTGCGTAGGGGCGATCATACCACAAGCGCCTACCGCAAAAAGAAAACCTCCTGCACAGTGCGTACAGGAGGCGTTCTGGACAGGTTGCGCAACCGTTGCCGCGCCAATAACACGGCTTAGTCCTAAACTATGCGTAAAGCATACAATAGCTGGTGCTTGCGTGTCAAGCATACTAAGCTTCCTCAGTATCCGCACCGCTACTGACGAAGAACGGCTTTTCGGTGGTCAACTCCACCTCGTAGTGGTCTTCCGTGATCCGCCCCTGCCAAACAACCTGATACAGCATGCCTGTAGGGCGGTAAATCATGGCGATCACGATGCCGGGAATGTCCTCTGTCCGGTGATAGACAAGGTCGCCAATGTTGAACTTTGGGGCATCTACCACAGCCCCGGCAGTTTACCGATAGCTGAAGTAATGCGCAATCAGTAGTCCATCTGCGTCCCCGTGCTTGGTGATCTGGTAGGCCAACTGGGGGTACAGCTTGATGCCAAGCTCCATGCTGGCCCGCTTCAGGTTCTCAGAGCCCTTTACGGCCCCAAGCATTGGCTTTTGCCAGACTTTGCTGTCGATCACCTCATAGGCTATGCCTGCGGTCTCCAAGGCGATTAAAACGGCTTCAAAGGCCCTTTGCGCAGGCAGCACAGCATTCAGGAACCTCCCCGTGAACGGACGCTCCACGTAAGCCCTATCTCCCTTGCTTTTTCTGAGGGTTTGCAACAACGGCGGCACATCGATACGGGTGATTCGGCGCTCCATCTTCCCCAACAAGGACATCTTGGTGGGAACGGGCGCAAAGTACACCCACCCGTTCCCAAGGACGGACCAAGATCCCGACGTGCCGTTATCGATTCCGATTGTGATCATTGCTGAAGTTCGCCCCACAATCGGGACACTCCCATCCAACAACCCTCTTTCGGTTCCAGTCGTGAACTTCGACAAGTCGGGTGAATCGCTCACGGTTACCGTACTCCTTGCGCAAAGCTTCGGGAATCACGTTCCCCAGCAGGCTTGTACCGCACTCCGGGCAGTTGCTGCGATTGAGAATACTGGCTTTCATTTATCGACTCATAGTAGTTCCTGAGCCGGGAAGCGTAGCTGACCGCTCTGCTGCTCGGCTTTTTGTAATATGGGCCACTGCACCAAGCTAATGCAAGATTATATGCATTAACTTCTATGTTACGCTTGCGCAAGATGCTACCAAACTGGCGCAGGATGCTGAGGGCGATCCTGTCGTGGTAGGACTTGGGTGCCAAGCTAACCGGAATGTTGCAGTGCTCGTCCCACGTGTTCGGATGAATCTGGTAAGGGCCTTTCTCTCCCCGCGCACCAGTTCTCCAGCCACTGTTCTCGATCTGCCGGATGCTCTCCAGCATCTTTTGCTCGTCCACCTCTGTTACCTTGGGCCATTGTTTGATAGGCTTGTTGGACGACCAAACCACGTTGATCATGACTGCGACTACAATCATGGCGATAGCTGCCTTAATTACCTTTGCTGTGTTCATTTTTTACTTCCTCGATGACTCTGTTCGCTAGGAACAGACATACTGCGTTGATGTGTTTGCATCGTGTGCGGTCAGGGTCTCCGTACTCGACGCGGTTTCTGCCGTTTTCCCTGAAAGTGCGCTGACAGCGGATCTGGAAGTCGCGGCAGGAGCATTCTCCGTTACCCGACTTCTCCAACAGATCCACCATGTGGGGGATGTCGCCTTCTGAGGACTCAACCCAGAAGCGCAGAGGCTCCCCCGGTATGCTGTTGATCTGCCTAACCTTGCTTGAAGTAGGCATGGCGGTGGTGCTGCTTTGGCCAGTACTGCCAGCTAACTGAGTCGAAGTACAAGCTGAGGTCCTTCTCTTCGCCTTCGCCAAACTTCTGCTTGTCGAGACGGAGCTTGCCGTCGTACCACGACTGAATCTCCACGGCCTTCATGGCTTCCTCCTTGGCAACAGCTTCATCGTACTTGCGCTGCTTGAGCTTGTTGCGCCACATGATCAGCACGTTGAAGGCTGAGTTGTTGATGTCAGACGACCCCGCGATGTCGGTCTTCGTCGGCACCTTGTCCTCGTTCTCGGACTTGCGGGCGTGCGCAACCAAGACGACGTGAGCACCTGTCTCGCGGGCAAAGCTCGTCAGTTCGTCCATGAACGTGCGTTGGCCATTGAAGTCCTCACCGGACACCCCGCACTTGAACAGGGAGTCGATCACGAAGACATCGATACCGTACCGCTTTCTGGCGTAAGCCATTGCCTCAAGAATCTTGCTCTTGTTGGCGATGCCGACGTAGTCGTAGAAGTACATGCTCTCGTTGAGCCAGTTGATGCACGCTTCAAGCTCCTGCTTGTTGTCGGGGTATCGCTTGGCCAGCGCGGTGCGCGTCATCATCTGAAGCGTCTTGCTGGGCGTAACCTCAAGCGAAGCGTCGAAGATCTTGGCACCCAAAGCCGTCAGATGAATCATCAGGTGATTGAGCATCTGCGTCTTACCGTGGCCTGAGTAACCAGAAACAACCGTGAACTCGCCCGGACGAATTCGCAACGGAATGCCATCCCATGGAACAGGGTAACCGCTGTTGCCATTCTTGCCTTCGAACAGGCTCCAGACGTTGTCCGTGTACGCGCCAGCCGACTTGATTTCCTCAAGATCGATCTGCTTGGCGTCCTCTAGGTTGCGGATGAAGTCGTCACGGCTCATACCGTCCAAGAGGCACTCATTGGCGTCCTTGAGCGGCAGCTTGACGATGTAGCAACGGTGCAGGCCAAGGCGTCGGGCAAACTTCTCCGCAGCCTCACGTCCCGGCTCATCCATGTCGGTCGAGATGTAAATCTTCTCGAAACGCTCCAACCACTCCCAGTCCAATTCGATCCACTCTTGATCCGCAACGCCATTGGGCACGCTGACCGCAGGCAAACCGACAGACTGCCAACTGAGGGCATCGATCTCGCCTTCGGCAATGATCAGTTCACGCTCATCCTCACCGATCCCCAGCTTCCCGAACAAGCACCGCTTGGTGCCGTCAGAGGACCACATCTTCTTCTTACCGTCTACGTCGCGCTGGACCGCGAGATACTTCACATGGCAAGCCTGCGGCTTTTCTCCAGTCACCTGATCGAAGTACGGGAAGACTATTACCTCCCCATTGTCGCAGTCCGCGATCTTGTTCTTGTGAAGAACCAGCGGGTCCAGCTTCCGCTCCATGACAAGGTAGTCCATGGCTCGGGTTTCCGGCTCCAGTCGCTTGACCCCTCGCCCTGCCAGATTCGGCTGGGAGTAGGTCTTCGGCTTCACTTTCTTCACGCTGACGTGGTTGTCTGCGATGCCCAGCCAGTCTTTGGCTTCTTTGACGGCTTGGCTGAACGTGATGTTTTTGGCCTTTGACCACAGGTAGAGCGGCGTACCTCCCTTGTCGGCTTCGTTCGCCCTGTCAATGAAGCAACCGATACGGGGGCCACTGACGTAGATATGGAACGACTCGCCAGCCTCACCCGAAATCCCGCCAAGGTGGGCTATCGACCCGCGAACCTTGGCATTCGGGTACAACATGGAGACCATGTCGTTCATGCGCTGCTTGAGAGCGTTGTTGAGTTCTGCGGTGTCCATTAGGCGGATTGAAGCTTGCCGTTGACGTTGAAGTGAGCGGTCCAACGATGGTTGGACACAGGCCAGTAGTTCTTGGTGGAGAACCACAGGAAGGCAATCGCGAGAAACTCCGCATACGCCGCCTCCTGCTCCTCAACCGTGTAGACCTTCCAAACTGGCTCAGTGGGCGCAAGGGAGTTAATGCCCACGTTGATGCACACCGGGGGTTTGGCCAAGTTGTGCAGCTTCTGGTACGCCTTGGCGTAGAAGGCCAACTGGATTCGGTAGCTCGGCCAGAAGCTGGCCTTACCGCCCTTGAACTTGCTCGTCTTGTAGTCGATGATTGCCAGACCCCATTCAGTTTCCGCAATCAAGTCGGTACGACCAGCAACTCCAATCTCGGTGTCGGCCAGCATGATCTCACTCGCGATGCGCTGCCTGACGTGATGGAAATAGCTGGGCGCGAATAGTTCGACGTATGGAGCTAGGTCCCTGTCGATGGTGGTCTGGGGGAACAAGTCCAGCGCATCGTGCAGGCGGGTGCCGAACTCAGCAGCCTCCCGGCCCTTGGTCTGGGCAATGGTTGCGATGCGCTCGCGGTAATCGTCCTCGCTCTCGCCCTTCTTGCGCTTGTTGTCCACTACCGCGTTGAACAACTCATCCTGCTTCCACTTATCCAAAGCAGGGTTGGCCCGCTCCTTGAGGATGGTTGTGATCGATGGGTAGGCGTTAATCTTACGCGCCTCCCGTAGGTCGATATCGTGCGCTGGTGCAATAGCGCCCTTGGCATCGACCTGATACCAATGGTTACCTGACGTAAAGAAGCTCATTGTTGTTGTTGCTCAGGTGCTGCTCAGTACGGGTCTTCGGGTGCGGGTGCGTGGGAGGGGGCTGGATTCTCGCGGGGGCTCAAGGGAGGCGGGTTAGCGCCCAAGCCCTTACGATTCGCCTCAATGAAGATCGAGGACACAAGAGCCTGAAATTGATCCTCGGTCAGATCGTGTTGCAGGCTCAGGGATGCCAGTTCCTTGACCATTAGAGCGGTCCTGAGGCTGTGGAGCCACGTCTGCCCGATCTTGGTCATTTCCTCGTTAAAATCGCCCGCAACGGCAGGCTTAACGGAAGCAGCGACAGCAGGAGCCTTGTGAGGCATGTGCTGACCGGGAATGGCGTCTTGGAACACGTCCACCTTCGCCTTCTCGTTCACGTTGATCTGGAGCTTATCCTTGTACGTGGACTTGGACATGCCAGCGCCAGCGAAGTTGACGATCTTGCCTTCGAAGGGCGACGGATCGCGCCCACCCCACCAGCAGGACTCAGCCGTGATCGCGGCGTTGTCGGGGTCAACCAGCACGGCGCGACCGGGAACCTTGCCGGAACCAGCCTTGGCGCGGGTGACGATAGCCTTGAAGGAACCATTGATCCAAGCCTTGTCGGCCAGATCAGCGATCTCACTGAGATTGGTAAGCTTGCTCATGACCGCTTGTCCTTTCGGATGAGCTTGGCCAGAGCGCGATCAACCACGCTGCCACGGGACCCGTACTTGCTGGCGTTACGCTTGATGTACGCAGCAGTACTGGGGTCGATTGATACGGTGAGGAGCACGCGGCGCTCTTTACCGAGCAGCGGTCGTCCTGTTTTCTTCTTGATGGGCTTCATTGAGACCTTTCTTGAGTATGTTATGTAGGTTGATGGACTGGAAGGGATACTGAGCAGCCTCGGCAATAATGGCACGAAGTCGTTCAATTTCAGCGACCAATTCGTCATGACTTAGGGGTTTCTGGGTTTTGTGCGTTTTGCGAGATTTCATCGGCAAACTTTTTTACGCTCTCGAAAGCAACGTAAGCGGCCATCTGAACAAACGAGATGCCTTCTTGGCCTTTGCTGATGTCGGGAGTGTGAGATAGCTCAAAGTTGGTGCTGAACTGACCGTCCTTAACGCGCATGGTCAGCGTAGCGTATTCCTCTTCCCCCTCCTTGGCTGGTCTGTTGTTAACGAACATTGGCGATCCTTTGGTCGATCTTGTACGAACGGTCCTCGCTATCGCTGGCGATCTGTTCAACAAGGTTCTTAACTCCCGGCGTCAACTCGTCCTGATCAAGGGACTTGCTGCACAGTCCGCGAAGCTCAATCTCCAACGAGGAGAGATCTGCGAAGATCTGATTAGCGTCCTTGGTTTCACCAACGCCAGCAGCTTCCTGCGCAGCGGCAACGGTGATCTCAAGCGGTTGGGTTGTCTCATCGACAGAGATCATCCGTTCGATGATCAAATCGTAGAGCTTGGTGTACGTACCGTAGAGTTCACCCAGAGCGGCGTGATCTCCGTAGAAGGACCGTCCCTCAATGAGGTTGTGTCCTGAATGAGCAACGAACTGAAGGGTCCGTGCTTTGGTGGCTAGTGCTTTCATCGATTTCCCAATTGGACCTCGCGCCGAACACCGTCAAGCCTATTTCGAGTTTTTTAGAAAAAAACTTTTGAGGCTTGAAATCGCTCAGTCGTGTTTTCAGAGTTTGGGCGATGAACTTTGCTCAACAAAACACGACCGAACTGGATGAGATTCTGGCCGATACCAACGATGTCGGCTACACCGAAGCGGAACTGGAGGAGATGGCTCGCTTGGACGAGATCCGCAACAGGTATCGCAACACTCCACACGAACTCTAACCATGGACTCACAAGCGGCATCAACGATGCGCTACTACGAGAGCATCTACGAACGCTACCTGAGTAAACTGCCGGTAGAGACTGGCGATCCGTCAAAACTCACGAACAAGGGCATCAAGAGCCGCGAGAAGCACGGTTACATCTGGAGCGAAGAAGACATCCAGACAATGCGTGAAATGCGGCTACAGGGCGTCAGCTTCCGGCGAATCGGAAAGCACTTCAACATGAGCGCCTGCGCCATTCAGAGACTGGCGGAAATCCACAAAATGTACTCGCCTACCAGCATCACCAAGAACGTGATCAAGAACCATGGATAGCCAAACATCGTCATGCATGAGGTACTTTGAATCGATTCATGAGCGGTTCCTCAGCAAGTTGCCGAGGGAAACCGCTGGGGTGCCCCTCAAGAAGCTCATGTACGAGGCCAAGAACAACCGCTACAACAACCGCTACGTCTGGGACGAGGAGAAGCTCGCAGAGATCACGAAAGCACGGGAGATTGGCATTTCGTACCGAGAGATTGGTGATCGTTACGGAGCCTCTCAGACCACAATCAAAACCCTTTGTAAGCGCCACAACATCAAATCCCCCACATGCTATACTCCTTCATTGAAATTGGAACGTCCTGCTTTGAAACCCTGATCGAGGAAGCAGGCGACGACACCGTTGGCCTGTCCATCGAGCCGTTGAAATTCTACTTGGACCGGTTGCCGAACAAGCCCCGCGTTCAGAAGCTCAACATCGCGATTTCGCCAACCGATAAGTTTCAGATCCTGTCCCTGTACTACGTCACAGAGGATGTCATCGAGAAACATGGCCTGCCCCACTGGCTTCGCGGCTGCAACAGCATTGGCGACTATCACCCGAAACACATTGAGTTAGGGGTCAAGCACTTGGTGACCGTGGAAACGGTGCCGTGCCTGCCTATCGGGTACGTCTGGGATGCTTACGACGTTCAATGCGTGGAGCGCCTGAAGATCGACACCGAGGGCATGGACGCCAAGATCATGCTCCAGTTGTGGAGCTACCTGACCAGAGCCGGAAAGCACCATCAGTGGCCCATTCAGTGCGAGTTTGAGAGCAACTCATTGGTGGACTTCGTGGAGGTTGCGGAAGTTGTGCGACGGTACGAGTCCGTGGGGTACAAGGTAGTCAGGTGCGGTCACGACACCGTGCTTCGCTTGGGCTGACACAACTTTCCTACAAAATAATGTTGCATTGGAGAAAAACGCAGTCCAAGGTCATGGCGCAACAGCAACAACCCATGAAGCTCAAAACCTTCACCGCTAATCAGAACCGCGCATTCATGCGCTTGCACCACGACAACATCACCCAGTTTGTTGACGACATCGACACGCTGGTGCTCGCCCTTATGGAGGCTGACGCCAAGATTGAAGAGCTGGAGGCCAAGTTGGCCAAGATCAACGCACTTTGCGTCAACGCCGATTCCGAAACGGCGATTGATGACTAACACTTTCGCTCGCACAAACCGTGCATCATGCGGGCTAGATAACTGCTAGTTGAAAAACTTCAGAGATCGTAGGTAACGGAAAAACCGCATGAGTGGGTTCACTAAGTGAGCCCCGAGCGAATTCATTTCTACTGCCATGAACAACGCAGACAAAGCAGCACAACTGGTTCTCGGTGACCGCAACACCGACTACGGCGACCCTCGGGAAGATTTCGAGGGCATCGCTTGGATGTGGTCCGGGCTCCTCAACAGCAAGTTGAAGTGCCGTATTGAACCGATGGACGTGGCGCTGATGATGACGGCACTCAAGCTGCGTCGTCAGATGCACCGTCCTAAGGATGACAACCTGATCGATGCGCACGGCTATCTCCTGACTGCCGAGTGGATCGTGACCAACAAGAAACCGTCCCCGCTGTGGAACGATGAGGAGGTTAAGTCGTGAGTACTTTTGATTTCGTTACTTATGTCATGGAACAGGCTACTCGCAAAATCAACGAGCAGCATGAACGCATTGAGGAATTGCAGTTTGAAAACGCCAAGCTGCGCGAAGAGTTGCAGCAAAGCGAAGATCGTTTCCGCAACATTCCCGATGAGGTTTGGAGCAAGGCTGATCTGGTCGAGATGACGAACAAGGCTTTAGAGGAGCGTGATGACGCAGATAAGCAGAACGCCGCGCTGCGGGCCGACGCAGAACGCTACCGTTACATAAAAAACAGCGAGACGATGGAGGTGTCTGAAATTCTTCAGACGTTTTGCGTGTCGATCACTTTTGATCTCGACGCCGCCATCGACGCCGCACGCAAGGAGGCAAAGCTATGAGCGACACACCGCGAACTGATGCTCA